CTAGTAACAATTGGGTTATCCAGTGTAATACTCTAGAATGCATAGATATTGCATAAGTGCATAAGTATGCAAGAGTATCCAGTGTGGTGATATTGACTAGAATCTAGTGTAACTGATGGAAACCTAGGGAATTAGACCAACATAACCCCGCGTTATCCTTAGTCACCTAGGTATTCACACAATGACTAAGTACAATAATTCCCCATGTAATCCAGTGTAAACAATAGTTGACAGTCAATACTCAGTTAACATAAGTTTACCTAGGTTACAAGGGTTACACTGTAGTATAAGCAGGGATTATGTGTATTCATAGGTTTACAGTGGGGTGTCGTAGGTGTACCAAGGGTACAAGGGGTACAAGCTAGTGTGTTGGTGTGGTAGTACAGTGGTGCTGTAGAACACGAAGGGACACCCCGGGCCCTAAAATTACTATTGACCCGCCCAGCGTAAACTTAAGAATCCCAACTATCCACACAAGGGACCCCAAGTAACCCATAGTTAACTCAAGTAACCGTAGGATAGATTACCTCATTTAACACGATTATTAGGATAGCCATTGCGTTCTTCGTGTTTACCCTTGATTTCTTGGCGGTTCCATGATATAAATGTGTTATGTAAGTACATAAGTATAACAAAGGTAAACTAAGGGATTCAACCGAATTACTTAAGTGTTTCTTTTGAACACTATCTAGTATTACTATTAAGTATACTTCATAAGTTTAACCTTAGTATCTCCTAGTAGTTTATACTGCTATAACGATTAAGTGTTCATAAGAGGTTCATAAGTTTACCTAGGGTAACCCTCGCCTTGAGAACCATCTCCTTTCCTGCTATAAAGTATTACCGATGTTTCTCAAGAAAACCCTTGACAAAGTTCCCATCTCGTGTTCTACTCCTTGTAAGCCCCAAATTTATAAGGAAGAAATATGAACCTATCCACTATTACTGTAGCAGACATTATCCCAGAAGCAACCAAAGCAATCAGTCGTTACACCAAGCGTTCAGACACCCATATCACTCTCTTCAAGTATGATACCCATATTACTACAGATGACTTAATCATGGACACTGCAGAGAAGGTAGTTAAAGCTAACCCTCAGTACCTAACGAAAACTTATGTATGGTTAGCTGCTAAGAGTGTATGTATCAATAGAATGAATCGTAAGAAGCTTAATACTGTTCCCGCGTTACCTACGTTTCACCAAGAGGACTCATGCCCGACACCACTGGAAGAAGAGATTCCCGGAGATACTTATGACATCCTTAGTGATCTACAAGAGTTTCTAGTTGAATCCCTAGGTGATGAAGAGAATGAATTACTTACCGAATTACTTAAAGGGAGAATGTACGTAGAGATCGCAGAGACTCTAAAGGTATCTCTTAGAACACTAGAACGCAGAGTTCAAGAACTTAAGTGGAAGACAGAATACTTGATGACTGAGGTTGACCCAGACGTGAGTCCCCTCGTATTCTAACTTAAGTATCTTCACAGGCCGCCCTGAGTTACATTCGTGTAACCCTTGGCGGCCTTTTTCGTTTCTACTGGTTACTACTCCTCGTAATCTAAATAACTAATTCGAGGAAACATAATGATATTAAATGAAACAGAGGAGTTGTTCCTAGCGTACCTAGAGACTGCACCCTCAATTGCTGCTGTAGCAAGACAGATGGAGATAAGTAGCTCTCATGCATACACGATGTACACTAAACTTAAGGATGTAATACTAGATAGGGCTAGAGATAACCTAGCACTAGGGTCCCTAAAGGCTGTATCTACTGCTATTAGCCTTATGGATGCTGATGCGAGTACCGAGAAGGGTGAACTAAGGTTAGCTGCTGCGGAAAAGATCATGGATCGCGTAGGTTTAACTAAGCATACCTCGGTTGAAGTACGTGTTGAGAGTGAGAATGGTTTATTTATCCTTCCTGCGAAGGCTGTGATAGCCGCTCAGCTCTCCTCAGAAGACCTCTCAGAGGACTAAAGGCCCTAAGGTACCCAATGGTACCCCTAGTTACCTAAAGTCTCTCTACGAGGCTCCTAGGAACCCTAAACTAATTACTAATAGGAGGACCCAATGGATTTATTGGACACCCTTAAGAAATACGGGGACTCTTCCCTAGGCTATCCCTCGGAATCTACGGTAGAACGGATGATCAAGCAGGCCCCAGAGCTCGTGGAGAACCTTACTACTCTCCTAACTACTCCTTTCAAGAGTATTAAGGCCCCATTGTATCATGAGAAACAAGATAATGGGTTATACGTAGCAATACCTGAGCAATATGTACCTTACATGCAGACTATGATAGCTAATAGGTACTCTCAGTCCTATAGTGTGACTGAGGCTATAACTAAACTGGAATCCTTAGGGTTCAACGTGTCCTCTAGGGGACAGATAAGTAACATCTGGAACCGCATGGAGACGAAACTAGAACTGAGTGACAAAGAACGTAATGCCCCTAAGAAATCTAAGGCTAGAGTAGCTGAGGCTATGAAGGAAGGTAAAGCATGCAGGAAACCTTACACTGATGCGAGGAAGAAACAACTAGCCTCTGCTCGGAAGATACGTTCAGAGAAGGCACTTATTCAGAAACTAGATAAGGAACAAGCGTTAGCTAAGAAAAGACTGGCTAATGAAGCATACAAGACAGGTAGGAGTGCTAAGGAGATTAAACTTAGTCCCGAGGAACGTGCGGCTTTCAAGGGTTCCCTTAAGGAGACTAAAGATAGCTTAGAAGAAGCTAAGGAAACTATCAAGCAAACAGGTAAGAAGGTTGTGTACGAACCTACTCCTAAGCAAGCTGAGTTTCACGCTGCTCCAGAAGACATTGTACTGTATGGAGGGGCCGCTGGTGGAGGTAAATCCTATGCCATGCTTGTGGAAGCCTTACGTTATTGTCAGTATGATGACTACAGAGCTCTAATCATACGCAGAACATCTCCCATGCTTAAAGAACTAATAGGTGTGTCGAGAACATTATATCCCAAGGCATTCCCGGGAGCCAAGTATAACAAGAGTGAGAACGTTTGGTACTTCCCTAGTGGCGCTACCATACAATTCGGTTACCTAGACAAAGAAGAGGATCTAGAAAACTATCAAGGTTTACCTTATCAGTTCATTGGCTTTGATGAAATTCAACACCAGCGATCAGATGCGGGTTTTATCTATCTAGCGTTCTCTCGTTTACGTAGTGCTAACCCTCATATTAAATGTGCTGTGAGAGCATCTGCTAACCCCGGGGGTTCTCCGTGGGTCAGAGAGAGATTCATTGACCCTGCTGAACCTAACACAACATTCTACGATAAGGGAATATCATACAGGTTCATTCCTGCTAAACTAGAAGACAACCCTTACTTAGATACCCCAGTAGGTGACGAGAAGATATCCCCGTACCGTAAGATGCTTAATGCGCTACCTGAAGTTAAGCGTAAGCAGTTACTAGAAGGTGATTGGTTCGCTGGTGAGGATGCTATGTTCACCTTTAGTCCTGTGGTACACGTAACTGATGAGTTACCTCCGATGCACTGGAGTGTGATTAATGGGTTAGATTACGGGTATAAAGACCCTGCAGCAGCCTTATGGTGCTCTATATGCCCTAATACAGGCCGTATGGTTATATATCAGGAGCTTGAGTGTCTTGAGTATGTACACGAGGAATGGGGACGTAAGATTAAGGAAGTAGAAGGATACCTCCCTCAGGGAATAGATAGAGTAATAGATCACTCGGTATTCAACGCTACAGGACACACAGGTCCCGGGGTACGGGAGAAACTCGCAGGAATGGGACTTACTCCTAGACCCGCAGATAGGAACCGTGAAGCAGGATGGAACCAAATCCATGAACGCCTTATAATCGACCCTGTGACGGGGCTTCCGAATCTCATGGTTCATTCATCGTGTGAGAAACTAGTAGACCAATTACTATCTGCTAGGAAGAATGATAAGAAACCTGATGACATAGACGACCGTAGGATTAAAACCAAAGGTCGTATGCACCACTGGGATCTTTTAGACACCCTAAGATACATATGCATGTCAAGACCACAGCGCCTAACTATTCAAGAAAGGTCAATGGGGCATAAGACAGCAGCGCAGGGTTTCCAGAGACACCATGGTTACTTTAGTTAAAACTAAGGAGGTGATGATTGTCTTCCAGTTTCCCGATGCTCTGGAGATCAAAAGCAAAATTTAGGAGACTTAGCTCAGTGGATAAGAGCACTCGGCTGT